GGAATGAAGAAGGTTGAGATTACTATCAATGGAAGACATGAAGAGAAAGTAGCACGCCAGATCATGCAGGCAATCTATGGGGCAATGCAGGAAGCACCAAATTATACGGACGTTTCCGTACATACCGAAACAATCCCGGCAACCAGAAGAAACAGAACCTATTGTTTTGGCAAGGCGGTCAGAGAAGGAGTTTGAATATGGCAGCGAAAAAAGAGACAAAACCGATCATCAAAAAACTCTGGGGGATTGCAAAATCCCCGGAGTTGAAGCTGTCAGATGAAGAATTGCATCTTGTGGTGATGGCACACACAGGAAAAGACAGCATCCGTGAACTGAATTATCGTGAGTTGAAGATCTGCATCATGGAACTTGGAAAACTCCGGGATTCCGCAAAGCGGAAACTTCGGGGTGGAAATCCTGCGACAGAAAACCAGAGAAAGAAGATCTACAAGCTGACGCAGGAACTTGGATGGGAGAAAGCATCAAGAGTAAATGGACTGTGTCAGAAGATGTTCCAGGTAAGCAGGGTAGAGTGGCTGGACTACCGCCAGTGTTCCAGCCTGATCGAGGCGTTGAAGAGCATGGTGGAAAGGAAGAAACAGGATGGGAACGGATCTGGAGAGCAGTCTGACATTAAAAAGCAAAGAAGGAAAAGTGTTCATGGAAACGGTGAACATGACGTTTGAGCAGATGTGTGCCATGTGTGGTGTCCTGCAGGTCCTATGTGGGAAAGCAGCCATGGAGCATGGGGCAGATCTGGATGCGGTAAGGGACCATATGTGGGATATCTATGAAGCAGCCATGATGGATCTGCAGAAAGGGGAATAGGAGAAAGATATGCAAAAAAATTATAAGAAGATCACAAGCCATGGATCGGTCAGCATCCCGGCAGCGATGCGGAGAGAGCTTGGGATAAAACCGAGGGACGCAGTGGAGGTCTGTGCAGAAAAGGATGGAACGATCGTGATCCGTCCGTATCAGCCAAGATGTATTTTCTGCGAGACAACCGAGAATGTAACGTTGATGAAAGGCAGAGGGATCTGCCGGGAATGTATGGAAGAGATCAAGGAGGCATACCATGAATGAACTGAAACAGAAAACAAGCAGCCAGCTTGTAGATGAGCTGATCCATCTGGACCAGCTCCGGCTGAACACCAGCAAGAGCATTGCAGCATATCAGGCAGAGCTGCAGGCAAGAGGTATTGGCATTATGGAAGACCGGAATAAACAGTATATGAGATTCTTTGGGGATGAGGGTACGGTTTCCGTTACGGACAGTAAGAGCCTGGATATTTTGAACCCGGACCGCTTGAAGGTGTGTGTGACAGAAGGTGTCTATAAGATGCACGTAAAGGAAACAACAGAGACAAAATATAAATGCACGCCTGCATTTGAACGTATGCTGAAAGCTCTCTTCTGTGATGATTATACATATGAGTATGATCTGGAAGAGTTTCTGGATCAGATGCATATCCTGCCGGATGCAAAGCAGAAGAAGACTTTGCTTAAACGTCTGAAAGGGGACTATGAAGCAGACAGGAAAACACTGTGTGCAGTATTCAAGGTGGAGGATGACTGGGATGTGGAGTTATGGCATATACACAGGATTAAGAATGGGGAGCTGATCCGGACATTTCTTCCGGATGACATGCTGGATGCGAGTATGCGGGAGTTGAAAAAGTGTATCCTGGTAGAAAGTAAACTGTCGATCAAATTGGATTATGAAAAGGAGTGATAACATGGCAGCGAAGAAAAAGAAGATACTGCTGATTGCAGGACATGGCAAAAACCATGATGGAAGTTATGATCCGGGGGCCTGCAGTAAATGGGGACAGGAAGCAACCTATACAAGACAGTGGGTAAAAAAGCTGAAAACAGCACTTGGGAAAAAGGTGAGTGTTACACTGTACGATGTCAATAAGAACTGTTACAGTGAAAGCTGTGCCGGAAATGTACCGGATTATGCAAAATATGATTTTGTGTATGAAGCCCATCTGAACGCAAAAGTTAAGAAGGATGAAAATGGCGATGGAAGCTTTACAGGAACAGGAGGCTATAAACATCCATCAAACGGATGCACGCCGATCGCCCAGAAGATTGTGGACAACCTTGTAGGGATCGGGTTTAAAAAGTGGACAATCGCAGATTCAACCGGGCTTTTGAACCTGAACCGATGTCAGACGGCAGGTGTACTGTATTTCCTGCATGAGATCGCATTTATTGATGACGGTGATGATATGGGATTTTTCACAGCCCATGAAAATGAGATGGTACAGGCAACCGCCCAAGCAATCTTGGACACTTTGGTGGGGGAAGGCAATGCATCCCTTCCGGAGTCGGAAGAACTGTACCGTGTAAGAAAAGTATGGGAAGCTGGATACACAGAAGGAAATCAGATCTTTGCCGGTACCAAAGAAGGGGCGATTGCCGCATGCAGAGCCGGATATACCGTATTTGATAAAGATGGGAATGGCATATATACAAAGGATCGTGGGATGCAGGCGGAGGATCTGCAGAATCTTACGGAAAGTGAATGGATTAAAAAAGTAGGTCCATTGTATACGAAGGATGAGGAAAAGCATGGGATCCTTGCCTGTGTGTCACTGGCACAGGCGATACTGGAGTCCGGATATGGAAAAGAAGATCTGGCAGTGATCGGGAACAACTTGCATGGCATGAAAAGCAGGTTAAGTGGAAATACGTGGCCAGGCACGACCTGGGATGGGAGCAGTACCTACACGAAGAAATCACCAGAAGTGGTAAACGGTGTACAGGAGATGGTGGCATCCAGCTTCCGCTGTTATGACTGCATTGAGGATTCGATCAGTGACCATGCCATGTATCTGTTAGGTGCAGCCAATGGGACACAGCAGAGATATAAAGGACTTCAGGGCGAAAAGGATTATGAAAAAGCGATTGCGGTCATAAAGAAAGGCGGGTATGCGACAGATCCGCAGTATGCAAGTAAGATCATCAACATCATAAAAAAGTGGGATCTGGAATGTTATAATGCAGGAACGGAAGAAACGGTAACAGAGCCGAAAGAGGAAACATATCTGATCAAGACCACATGTGACTGGCTGAACATCCGTAAAGGTCCGGGCAAAGATTATGAGATTACCGGAAGCATCCGTGAACCGAAAGGTGCGAAAAAGTGTTACACGATCACAGAGGAAAGAAACGGATGGGGCCGCCTGAAGTCCGGGGCGGGATGGATCTGTCTTGGATATACTGTGAGACAATAAAGAGATAGGAGAGGATCCGGTAATGGATAGGAATATGAAAAGGCGGCTTCTGGAGGAAATAAAAGAGGAAGATATATCCGAAAAGTACCGGGATATTGTAGGGATCATAGGTATCGAGTGTTTTGTGGAAATGTCGGAATATGCCAAGGGGGATAAGCTGTATTTCCCTAAGGTGGAAAGCATCCTTGCACCGGCAAGGAACCGGATCATAAAGCGGGAATACGATGGCTACAATATCAAGGAGCTGGCAGAAAGATACAACCTTACGACAACACAGATAGGAAACATATTGAAAGATGAACCGATCGCCGGACAGATGAGCCTGTTTGACCTGTGATCAGAACAAAAGAAAGCCCCGGCATTTTGTGCCGGGGCTTTCGGATGCTTGTGGATCAGCGGCAGAGTTCGTCAAGTGTCACTTCCAGTGCGTCAGCCAGTTTGATGGCGGTTTCTACTTTGCAAGTATCGTTTTTTTCGATGTCCTGTATCGTCCGGCGAGGTACACCGCTCAATTCTACGAGTGCCGGTACGGAGAGACCTTTTTCGATGCGGATTTTTTTCAGGTTCATTTTTTACGCTCCTTTAAAAAGTCTAAAATGGATATCACGGCAAAGAGGACTGCGAGGATGATAAGCATGATATCGAGGATCCCCAGTGCGTGAAAGTCGATCAGTTTCAGCACCATAAAAATGATCAGTAATGTTGTAAAGATGTCTTTCATTTTTTTTCTGCATATGGTATGATGATGTTGCCCTTAAAGGGCGGGGGCTTTCGCCCCCTGTGTGATGCTCACTATTACTGGTCTAACCAATCTGAAAGCTTGTCAACGATCTGAAAAGTTAACCAGATGATAGTGAGTATTTTTATTATCTCATCCATATGTTTTCCTCCTTTCTCTTAAGATGTCTATATTATAGCACGTTATAACGTGCTAGTCAAGCAAAAAAAGCATATTTTTCTCAAAAAAAATGTCAAAAAATATCAAAAATATAGAACAAACATTTTCAGAAACCGCTTGGTATGATGTTTTTGAAATGCCTGTGATACCCTTAGAGCATGACTTGCAGTCATGCTCTTGTTTAATTTGAGAAGGAGGGAAAGAAATGGATTTTATCATGGAGATTTTTTTGAAAAATGGGGCATATGCAGTGATGTTCATCGGGGTGATGGCATTTCTTGTATCCTGCATCACGGAGGTACTGAAACATATCACATGGCTGGATAAGCATGTACCGACAGCCGTAGTAGTGATCGTTCTGTCGCTGGTTTTATGTCCGGTTGGATTTGCAGGGCTGGCAAAATATTACAAGATCGCCCTGGACTGGTTCATGGTCTTCGCATCGTTTATTGCGGCATTTATCGTTGCCCTTGTGAGCATGGACGGATGGGAAAAGTTTTATGAATTAAAAGAACGGTTCGTAAATGGGAAGGAATGACTATGGAGCAGATCATCACATTGTCCATAGTGCTTGGGGTAGGTTTTTCCTTACTGACCTTCCTGGCGAAGGCACAGTTTAACGACATCAAGACAAGCATCGAAAAAAATAACGAGAGCACAAACAAACGGATTGACAAGTTAGAAAATGAGACGAACGCAAGGATCGAGTCGCTTACACAGGATCTGAATAATGTAAAAGGTGATTTTGCCACCACATTTGTGCTGCGTGAAGATTTTTTCCGCAGCATGAATGGGGTAGAAGACCGGATGAAGAGCATCGATTCGAAAATTGACAAGCTTCTTATGGCATCATCCAGCAGGAAGGAATGAGGTGGACAAGAGTGGATGAGAGAGAAAAAGCACAGGTAAGACAGAATAAAGCGATCCGGGGATATATCATCCGGTGTCTGGTGAAGGGGTACAATAATTCGGCACTGACAAGACAGGTGAGCAATGCAATGATCGCCGCAGGCCTTGTAGTATCACCGGACATCAGCAAATATCTGGATTATCTTCTGGATGCAGGATATATCGAATTTACGGATGGAAAAGTGACCGCATACAATGCCTATGCAAATGATGCAGTGATCCGCCTGACGAAAAGGGGTGTGGATCTTGCAGAGGGAACGGTTGAAGATCCGGGAGTGGATATCTGATGGGAAAGCAGAGGAAAAAGACCCGGATCAGTTCCAAAATCGATGAATTGCCGGAGATCGTACGCACGAATGTGGATGTGATGCTGGCAGACACATCCAATACCTATCAGGACATCAGCGTATTCCTGAAAAGTCAGGGATATGAGATCAGTAAAAGCAGTGTAGGACGTTATGCGATGCGGTCGAATTCTGCCATGCAGAGGCTGCTGGAGGCACAGCAGCAGACCGAAAAGCTTGTTCAGGTAGTAAAACAAAACCCAGATGCAGACTATACGGAAGCAGGTATGCGGATGCTGATGGATGGTCTGATCAATAAGATGGCAACGGCAGAAGAAGAGTTTGATCAGATGCCACTGGACAAGGCTGGAAGGCTTTTGGCCTCCCTGAGCCGGACAAAAGTATATAAAGATAAGGCAAAGCAGGAGATGCAGAAAAAAGCAGATCTTGCATTCAAGGAAATGGAGCAGGAGATCCTGAAAGTCATTAAGCAGGATGAACGCTCTGCAGAAGCTTTGAAAGAAATATTAAACCGGGCAAAGGAACGGATGATACAGGATGATTGATATTGACAACTGGATCCGGGAACTGGATGAAGAGGAAGAAACGGCAGTAAAAGACAATGAAGAGTATCAGAGATCCCTTTTTTGCGAGTATGTTCTCAGAAAAAATGACAATCTGTCAAAGAGGAAAGAACTGCAGTCAAGGTATCTTTCAGGGGAAAACATAACAGGGGAAAAAGGCCTGCGAAAAGAACTGGCTGCTTTCGATCTGTCGTATTTTGGGCGTGCGTACCTGCCGCATTACTTTGTGCGGAAATCACCTGCATTTCATGAGGAACTGGATGCCATATGGGAACAGGGAGTTATGAAAGGAAGGAACCCGCTTGAAAAAGGAAATGGCATAGACCGTCTTAAGGGAAGCCGGAATGTACTTGCGGCACCGCGAGGACATGCAAAGTCAACAAATTTTACCTTTAAGGATTCCATGCATGCAGTGCTATACCGGTACAAACATTATCTGATCATCATATCGGACAGCTCCGATCAGGCAGAAGGCTTCCTGGAAGATATCCGGAACGAGCTGGAAGAAAATTATAACATCATCCAGGATTTCGGATATCTGAAAGGGGAAAAAGCCTGGAATACAAAAACCCTGTTGACGAATACGGACATCAAAGTGGAAGCACTGGGATCCGGAAAGAAGATCCGAGGAAGACGGCACCGGAACTGGCGGCCTGATCTGCTGGTACTGGATGACATTGAGAATGACGAAAATGTCAACACACCGGAGCAGAGAAAGAAGCTTGATGGTTGGTTTAAAAAAGCTGTGTCCAAATGTGGAGATACCTATACGGATATCATGTACATTGGGACGGTCCTGCATTATGATTCCCTGCTTGCGAACACATTAAAAAATACCGGTTACCGTTCTAAGACATACCGGTCTATTGAATCCTGGGCAAAGAACCAGCAGCTTTGGGATGAATGGGAGAACATCTATACAAATTTGTTCAATGATACCCATGCAGAAGATGCAGACCGGTTCTTCCAGCAGCATAAACAGGAAATGCTGGAAGGGACTTGTGTATTATGGGAAGAAAAGTGGTCGTATTATGATCTGATGAAAATGCGGATCGATGAAGGGATCGCATCGTTCAACAGTGAGATGATGAACGAACCGATCGATCCGGATTCCGCTACGTTTAACGAAGAATGGTATGACTATTATGAGGAAGACCTGGTGGATTTTACGGATCCGGATTTTGTGATCGTAGGATCCAATGATCCATCACTTGGGAAAAACAAAAAATCAGATACATCCGCGATCATATCTTTGGCGGTGAGCCTGACAACA